GCTTGATTTCGTGCGTGATGGCTTCTCCATTGATAATGGCGGGCTCGCGGAAATTATATTTGCCTTTCTTTTTTTCCCCGCCGATAAACTCTCAGGAGGAAACATATGGAACGTTTTCTTACCTTTACTGTAATGTCGGTAATGCGCTTGCCTCTCGGCGTTTCTCTGTGTGTTGGCTTATTCGCTATAACGCCTCTTATTGCTACCTCGTCCTGCTCTACTGCCTTTTCTGATACCGCCACAAAATCTGCCAGAATATATACCAGCAGTCTACCGCTCTGGAAGTCCTTAAGCGTCTGCGCCTTGCCTGTCAGTAAAAGCCTGCTGCCCTCTACAAATTCCTGCATAACGTCAAATTCTATGCCGTTGCAAGCCCTGTATGGTACGTCCTCTGCAAATACTACCGTTACCTCGTCCGGCACGCCGCTTGGTCTTACCGTTTCCAACTTTGCCATATAACCGCAAAACGGCAGCCCGCATAGCTGCTTAATTTCCTTAATCTGTGTAAGCGTTCCTACCAGTCCCGCTGCATTTTCCTTGATACCGCCACCTGTAAGCTCGTCCATGATTGCAGTATCTAAATCCCGTAAAAAATCCGGCTTTTTCTTTGTCATACTTCCTGCCCTTTCCTTTCCTGTATGTATATGGTGTAGTAAAGTGACATCTGCAAATCACTAAACTTATACTGTGCTGTCTGGTCTGGCTCTAATGGTTTCAAAAGCCCCAGCTCTTTCCAGCGTCTGTGCGTTATCTCCGGCACTGCTCTAAACTTCTTTACCTCATGCCCGCTGTATTTTCGGTATTCCTCGCTTATCTCATGGTCTGCAAACGGTTTGAACGCTGCCAGATACCCTACGTAAACCTCTGCTTTGCCCTCGATAATGCGCAGGCGGTCTGAACTCTCCAGCGTGCCTATAAATTCCTTTACTGTCACTGTCTGCCTCTCCTACTTCTCTGGCATTTCGTACAGCCTCGGTATTACTGCTGCAAACGGCTGTACATCCATGCCGCCCCTTATTACGGCTGCACCGCCAGCCGTAAACAGATAGCTTACGCACGCTTTCTGTATCTCGTCCAGCACCTCTAAGCAGCGCTCTTTTGTGGCATACTCTCCAATTTCTTCTAAACACCCGTCACTTATGCAAATTACGTGGCGCTTTTTGTCTGCCTCTGCGCCGCCTCTCTTTTTCTTTATGTCCTCGTACTCTCCATACTCTACGCAGGCGTAATTACCGCCCAGTCTATACAGCTTTTCTTTATTCTGGCTGCGTATATATACCTCGCTCATTGCCTTTATCTCCTTGCCTCTAAGTTTTCCATTTCAGAAATGCAGTTTGACGGTATCAGCTCATAAGCTGCCGCCTCTATTTCTGTAAGCGCCTCTTTGTACTCAATGTATCCCCACGCCTGCCGTGCTATCTCTGGTACGTTCTGCCGTTCCTCAAAATTTTCTATATGTAAAATCTCGTTTCCCTGCGGCTTTGGAAATGTTCCCAGCGATAACGGGCGTAAAGGGCTGTAATATCTGTGGCTCATTCTCCCGCCCCGCTTTCCTCTTTATGTTCTTGGTAGCCCTCTAAATAGCCTAATGCCTCTACGTCAATTTCCTTGCCGTCCTTACCGTCGCTGTTTATCCGAATTTTGCCGTAGTAGGAATAAATACAGCAGCCGTCATAGTCGTATACTCTTATACTGCCCTCTGTGGCTGCCTCTGGTGTTTCAATAACCAGCGGCTCTGCCTGCTGCATCTGCGCTGCTACCTGTTCGTCTGTTACTGGCTCGCTGTTCTTTCCTCTGTACCAGATAGCCAGCATAAACAAAATGATTGCCAGCACGCCTGCCGCTATAACGGCTGCGCACTGTATCAGTTTCTTAACTGCCTGTCGTTTTCGTTTTCTCATTTCCCGCCTCGCTTTCCTCTATCATTGCAGCCCTGCTACGCCGTTCTATCCCCGTAGCCATAAACGCTATTTTCATATCTCTTTCGTTAAATTCGTCGTAGTCTCCTACTGGTGCATCTTCTGGGAAAATCTTCTGTGCCTGTATGAAAGCGTCCATAAATGTACTTAATTCCTCATAAAATACGTTTCTGTAAAATTCAAACTCTAACTCTATTTCGATTTTCTGCGCTTTCGTGCAATATATGCCGATTTTCTGCCGCCGTCCGTATGGCTTGTATGCTGTTCTGTCAGATTTAGCACCCATGACCTTATACATACACTGCCGCAGCAGTTTTATTTCGTGCTTTCCGTTGTAGGAAAATATCGTATATTCATACTCTTCCTTTTGCAGTTCGTCTAAGGAATTTATACCGTTATCCTTAAGCAGCTTTGCAAGTTTCTTTTGCGCTGTCGTTTTCTCGCCGCCTACGCCCCGCTCTGCCAGTGCTTGCAGCTTTTTAATACGCTGTATTGTTTTTTCGTCCATGTATTGCCCTCTCTTCTGTAGCAAAATAGTAGTTGTCTACTATCAGCATTTTTTTACTGAAAAGGCACATAAGCCCCAGCGGTACGGTAATAACCGCTATTGTTATGTCGCCCTCTGTCGCCCATGCCGCCAGCACGGTAACTGCCAGCATTGCAAGCCCGTAGGCTTTCTGCTTAATGAAATACCAGCGGCGGGCTTTCTTTGCCTGCTCCCGCTGCCGCCTCTGCTCTTTTTTCTTTCGCATATCTGCTATGGCATCTGCATAGCCTCTCTGGTATGCGTCCTCTACTATCAATGCCTCTGCTGCCATTCTCTGCCTCTCTTCCTTTCGGCGGCGCTCTCTGTCTTTCCATGTGTGCCGCTGTAGCTTTTCGCGCAAAATGCAAAATGTTTTCGCGTCATTTGCAAAAACCTATTTTAAAAACAGAAAAAGGACGTTTTAAAGGGCTGTAAAATACCCTCCAAAACGTCCTTTTTCTACTGCTTTTTCTTCGGCTTTCGGTTTCCATGCTCTTCAACAATCAGATCTTTTCCCGTGATTTTGTGCTGATTCGGTACATATTCAATTAGATCTGAAATATCGCACTCTAATACTTCACAAATCTTGTCAATGTGATCCAGGTTTATACGGGTTACGAATTCGTGATACCATTCGTTGATTGTACTTGGCCGGATTCCAGTGGCTTCTGCAAGATCTTTCTGCGTCCACCTTTTTTCTCCAAGAAGCCGTGATAAATGAATTTTAATCATGATATCCATGCCCCTTTGCTGGTTATTCTAGCACGAGGGCACTCTTTAAAAGTCATTTTGTTATATTATAACGAAATACGTTATTTTTCGTAATTCCTGATTATCAATTCCTTGAATTGCGAAGTTTTCGTCTTACCCGCCAGGCTGTTATTCCGGCTTATTTCTTCGATATTGTAACCCTTATACAGTTCTCTGACGTAAGTATCATCATTATAAGATAAGATAAAACGGCCTTTGATACTGCTTAAAACGGCTTTTAAACGCTCATGATCCGCTTCGGTGAAGCTTCCCTCATAATATTTTTCCGTCCCATGATAAGGCGGATCAAGATAAAAGAGTGCCCCTGGTCTATCATAAACCCGAATCAGGTTTTCAAAGTCCTTGTTCTCGATTACAACACCTTGAAGCCTCTTTTGAATGAGGGGAAGGTACTCGATAGCATTAGCAAGGTTCTTTTTATTCGTTCCGAAGGTTCTGCGATCTGAACCAAAGCTCACCTTTATAATATGAAAGAACCGCGCCGCTCTCTGGATATCCGTAAGTCCCTGACTGTCAAGCTGGCTCTTGCTGTCAAAGAACTGTTCCCGCGATATAGTCAGCCATTCCAGCTCTCTCTGCAGTTCTCCGCAATGATACTTGATGCACCGATATAAGTTTATCAAGTTGCTGTCGCGGTCGTTGAATACCTCCAGTTCTTTTCCCTGCTCTTTTTCAAAAAGAACCCATCCAGCTCCACCAAAAACTTCCACATACCGTGTAAAGCCTTCTTCTGGAAACCTTTTTACAATCTCTTTTCTCAGTAATTTCTTTCCACCGATCCATGCAATAAAACTATTCATTATGTCCTCCTGATTTCAATTTTAAGGGGCATGAAATCAGGATGCTCCGGGAGCTCGTACTCCCAGAGCCTTCATTTATCTAACGTTTTAAATACGCACTGCTACAGAAGCCCGTGTAAGCTACTCCCTTCACAGTAGTCTTTACATAATACCATGGCTTTCCGTTGTACAGGCTGTAATATC